ATTTTTTAATAAATTTAAGAACGTCTAACTTGATAGCCGATAAATATATATGTCCATTCTTCATTCTTTTTCCTTAAATAAGTTAGTTACGTTTTCTTGTGTTTGGTTTATATCGTTGCCATCTTCTTTAAGAGCCTTTAGATAATTTAATAATTTTTTTAAATACCAAAGACACTTTTCTAAATCCATGATGATACTATCTATTGATGTTCCATGCTTTTCACCAAAGCGAAAAAGGTGCTTTAGACCAGCACCCTTTAAGTAACCAATATTTTCTTCATGAGTTTGTTGACTCATAATTGCATCGCAAGTTTGGATGGCTTTCTTGTAGTGTTGAGGATTGACGCTTTCTTTATCCATTAAAAGGGTGTCTCCTCTTTAGTTTGGGGATCGCTTAATTTAATACTTATGTCAGGTTGAGTATCTTTTTGTTTATCGGTATTCAACCAAGCCGCAGCTTGTTTTGGCGTACCATTGATTGATGCTTTGCCTGTGTAGTGTGGATATTTAGTTCCAGGTTTATCGGTGTCTCTTGGTTGACGTTTCCACAAAGCGATTTGATTATCGTATTTATTGTCCATTAGGTTTTCTTCCTTGTATTTGTGATTTTAGTTTGTTGTATTCATTAGCAACTCTCACATCCTCAATTGGATCAAGATAAAGTTGTTCTAATTCGTTGGTGTACTCTTTACCCAAAACTTGAATCCCTTGTTCAAATTTATTTACAGTTGGAGATAGTTCGGCTTGTTTTTTTAGTTTCTCTATCCACTCTTTAGCAAATTCTTGAGTATTAAATTTTTTACTTGGTTCTTTATTTATTTGTTTTTTTTCTTGTGGTGCATCGGATTTTATAAAATCTTCTATCTCCTCTGCTGTAGCAATTTCATTCCCCATAAATCCAAGTATAGACAATGCTCTACCAATACTGACTGTTTGCGATTTCTCAAATTCTTTGTCTCTATTGACCATCATTTTAGATTCACCAACACTTAACTCTTTGCCATCTAAAAATACACTTGCTCTAAATTTTGTAGAGCCATTTTCCAATTCACTACTAAAAGTTATAATTTGTAATCTATTTCCAAAATATTCTCTTACGAACTTAATACGATATGGCACAGTTAGGTATTCACCTTTAGCACCTAATTTTACATAGTCGCTTTGTTGAATATTATTTCTAAATTCTTGTATTGCGCTTTCCAATGTTTTTTCTTTACTCATAGTTGTCCTACCTCTCTCAATTTTTTTGTTGGGTTTTTAATTTGTTCTTCTAACTCTTTAATTTTTTTGTCTTTGTCTTGAATTTCAATTCTTAATTGGCCATTCTTTTTTTGATGAGCCAAATTTATTTCTTCTAAATCTTTTATTCTTTGTCTAAGTGGTTTAATTATTCCTTGATCACTCATAGTAACCTCTAAATCTTTCGATAATGTCAGGGGATATACCTTTCCACCAAAAGCCATTTTTTCTTATTTCGCTAAAGTCAGGCTTACAAAGTAAAGCTAGAGTCTTCATATCTCCATTGGCCAACTCTAATTTCTTTTCCCAACATTTTTGATATAAAATTAATTCATTGTAATAGTGTTCAAGATTTTCTTTACTAAGTTCTATGCAATTGTCAGGGGTGAAGATTGTATAATCACTATCACTAGCATAAGTTAAAAAAGGTGTATGTGTTGGCAATACCTTAGAGTACAAAGCTATTTGCAAACAATCGCTATGGAACGGTACTTTTGGTGTTTTCTTTTTTGTATATGAATATCCACTCTTAGTTTTTACTAAAGTTCCAAATACATTTTTTATATCTCCAAAGTGAGTCTCACCAATTAAATCTACATAACATAAAAAATAGGTTTTAATTCTATCATCCCAATGAGTAAATTCTTTTTCATCTTCCCATTTTTGCTTTGGTAAAGTTGCAATATTTTTTAAATGATTGCTTGATATAGCACCCATATTTTTGATAATATGCTCAAATTTAATTTTATCTTTTTCATCAGTTCCTTGAAAATTATCTATTCTATCTTGAATTTTTTTTATCATTCTAAAATTTCCTCAATAGTTTTGTTTTCACACAAAGCCATTTGCACAACCTCATGAGCAATAGTACCCCCTGTAAATGAACTATTAGATGGTAAATTCATTTTTTCTTTTGGGGTTAGGACTATGTAATTTCGGAAACGGATGTCGTCAGGGATTGTGTTTTGGCTCTTAGATGTGTGTTTTAGGCCAAATTTTGTATAACATTCTCCAATTTGTCTTGGTCGATTCGTCATATACAAAACTTATAACGATATTATAAAAAAATTGCAACACTATTATAGATTATTTATAACAAAGATTATCGCCATTGATTATCATTAGGATAGTTAGCAGCTACAAATTTTGATGAAGCTTCAATAGTTACATTTTTTGCGATGACACTTATTTTATCATCGCTTATGGTAGATTTATCAACAATGTCATAGTTACCATTATCGGTTGGTTCTAAATAACCAACATAAAGTTTTTTTGTTTTCTTTTCTCTACTTATAGATAATCCATAAACGGCATCACTCTCTATACCATTTAGAGGTTTAAAATATCTAACTGACCCTGTTAATGAGCCAAATCGCATATATAAAAATTGATAATTTTTCCATTTTTCAATCACATTTAATTTTTTTGTTTCTTTTTTTTGATAAATTCTTACTTGACCATTTTTTTGAAGTTCACCAACACCATTTATTATCGTATCTCTTGTAATAAAATGAGTATTTGCAAGAACATTTTGGGTAACATCAGCTTTACTATTAAAATATTTTGATAAAAGTTCGGATAATTCTAACAACCCAAAGTTACCTGGATCTTCTTCTTTTTTATTAATTAATCTTGACCACTTAACTTTCCAATTTGAAAAGTCTCTAGCGTTTTTTCCTAGTGTATCTCTTAAAATTTGATCTCTTGATACATTATGTATTTTTAATAAATTTTCTAATTTATCTTTTTGAAACATATTATCTTCATTGTTATTAAATAACATAGCATCCTCCTTTAATATTGTCTATTATCATGTTGTTATAGGTATATTATAACAAATAATAATTGCAACATTATTTTATTTAGTTATAACATTATTATCGTTTATGACTATAACTGAGATTAAATACAAAAATCATAAAGCCAAGATAGTCAAATTAACTAGGAAACAAGCCATTAAAGACAATGTTTGGGGATACTATGATCCAAACGAATCTATTATAGCGATTCAAGAAAATTTAGGAAAATTTACTTATTTAGATACATTACTACATGAAATAGCACATTTCATAGCCAACAAATCATCGATTCGATTAAAAAATTTAGGTGAGGAGGGGATCGCTACTTTTATAGGTAGTGAGTTTTCTAAGGTCTTTATACAAAATCCAAAATTAATTTCTTTAATTAAAAAGTGCATTACTAAATGAAATCTTTTTTAATTTTAGTTTTGTTTAGCCATCCAAATTTAATTTACGAAAAAATTGAAATTAAAAATTATACAAATTGTGATGATGCTTTTGAGACCAAAGCTATTTGGCATAACAACCCAAATTTTAAAGAGGGTAACAATCATGTTTGGGGATTTTATATTTACGATAATAAACAAATTGTAGCTTCTTTTTGTAAGGACCAGCAAGGGGATTGGCTTAGATGAAACAAGTTTCATTAGATTTATATGAGTTAATGGCAAGTGCTAACAATGGCTTGACTAGAGTCTTTGAGTCAATGCGATTAAATCAAGAGTGGGGTCATGGATATAAAAGTTCTTTAAATGAAAAGATTGCAAGATCAATAAGTGGGAGCGCTGCAGAACTAGCTTGTTCTAAATTGCTTGATATAGAATTTACTTACCATGTTAATCATGGCAACAACCCTGATCTTATATTCCATGATTTGCATTTACAAGTTCGTTGTCAAATGCCTAAAGAAAATAATGGTTTAATCATTAGACCTAAAGGAGCTAAACCTAACGAAATTTATATTTTAGTAATTGATAAATCACCAATCTATGAAGTGTGTGGATTTATTAATAGTAGTTTTGTTTTAGGTACAAATAAATATTTAACAAACTTAGGTAATGGCCGACCCAAATGTCATTACATTCCTAAAGAT